ACGGCATACGAGATTCCTCTACGTCTCGTGGGCTCGGAGATGTGTATAAGAGACAGCTTACAAAATTTGTTAAGAACTCAATACCGTTTAAAGCTGTACAGTTTGTAGCTGATAAGATTGCCACAACTACAGAAAATGTTCAGATGAATAGCATAGCTAATAGTATTGTTTCTGGAGAAACTTCAATTTCTGGAAGCCCTTTTGGTTCAATGTCTGAAGCGCAAGCTGTTGCTAATTTTGGTTATGGAAGTGACCAACATTTTGATGCTATTGAAGCCACTTATGCAAGTTTGCCTAGTAGTGCTGATGCTTCAGGTGGAGCGTCTGCTTCTGATGCTGGTGCTGGTATGAGTAGTACCTCTACTGACGCTGGAGCCGTTACTACGGATAGTGGAGTTTCTGTTGGATACGGAGGCGGCTACGGTGGTGGTGGCGATAGCGGCGGCGGTGGATCTAGTAGTAGTGGTGTTTCAGCAACTGGCGGTAATGCATCTGCTGGTTTTGGTTTCGGAGGCTGGAACAAAGGCGGCTTAGTCGGTAAAAAGAAAAAGAAAGCAGCACCAAAACAAACACCCAAAGCTTTAGCAGCTAGGAGATAATATGTCTCCTAAACTATTTGTTAGTGCCTTTCAAGGTATTAAAACATATTTTATTAACAGCACAATGGAAGAAGGCACTCTTCGTGATGCTGCTCATAAATATGTTGACACACAGACAAGCTTTGCAAACATGCTTGTCGATAACACAATTACAGTCTGCAAAGAATTTGTAGATAAACAAACTAAATTTTGGTTTCCTAAAAAATAGGAAGACTAATGTTATATTCCACAACACACACAGGAATGGGAATGAAAAAAATATTATACAGTTTTGTTAGATGGTTTGAAGACGCTAGAAGAAAAGACATTGAAAGATATCTTTCTAAGTCTCAAAATATTCATGAGGTAGAAACCCGTCTTCGTGACATCGAACATTATCGTACCCGTTATGGGCATTATATTTGACACACACACAGGAGAAACATATGTCAAAGAATCCATTTGAAATTAGAGCCGACATGTTGGCTATGGCTAAGGACTACATGGACAAGCAATATGAGCTTAACGTAAGCTTTGCTAAGGACATGTTGGCACAGGGTAAGCAGACAGCTGAGGAGTTTCAGAAAGTAATTCAGCCTTACTCTGTAGAAGAATTGATGAAGAAAGCTCAAGAACTATATTCTTTTGTTTCTAAAAAAGACTAGACAATAGTTCTATAAAGTAGTATACTTCTCATTGGCTACCTATTTCCCCAGCGGGTGCTGGCTACAGATAGCCCCATTAAGAAAGGAAAATAAATGAGCGAAGAAGTTATTGAGCAGCCGAAAAGGGTTGTTGCTTTTGGTAGACGCAATGCCAACGAAGATAGAATCAAGAAGGCAGAGCAAGAGTTAGAGGAGCTGACGAAAGAATCTGAAACTGTAACTGTTACAGCTGAAGACTCTGAGGCAGAACCAGAGAGTGCAGAAGAGAAGACATTTAAGAAAAGATATGGTGATCTTCGTAGACATTCTCAAAAACAACAAGATGAGTTACAGAATCAAATTAATGAGCTAAGGACTCAGCTTGAGAAGGCAACAGCTAAGGAGATTAAACTTCCAAAGACAGAAGAAGAGCTGCAAAGTTGGGCTTCTGAATATCCTGATGTCTACAAAATTGTTGAGACAATCGCTATTAAGAAGGCTCAAGAACAGTCTTCTTCGTTTGAAGAGCGTCTACGCAAAGTTGATGAGATGGAGCGTAATGCTGCTAGAGATAAAGCTGAAGCTGAGTTAATGAGGCTTCATCCTGACTTTAATGATATTAGAGATCAAGATGAGTTTCATGAGTGGGTTGAGGAACAACCCGACTGGGTTCAGAAAGCTTTGTATGAGAATGAAACAGACGCTAGATCTGCTGCCCGTGCAATTGATTTGTACAAGGCAGATAAACAAATCAAATCGCCTAAGAAGTCTTCAGACAAAGAAGCTGCTATGGCTGTCGGAACTAAATCTTCAAAGACTGCTCCATCTAAAGAGGGGTCTGAGGATTTAATTTACGAAAGCCAAGTGGCTAAGATGACCACTCAACAGTACGAACAATATGCTGATGATATTGCTAAAGCAATTAAATCTGGTAAGTTTGTATACGATATGAGTGGCAACGCTAGATAATAGTTGACAAGTTTGTAAAAAGCTTGTATAACTTTGGTTATTCGTAGAGGTATGCTTAGGTATGCCTCTACCTTTGTAATAGTACTACTAAAGTAATATTAATTGCCGCCTACCGGATGGCTCACCAATTATAAATACGGCAGAGTACATTGTGTATCACAGAAAAGAACTACCAGTAACTCTTGGCGGTTAGCCGTTAATAGAGAAGGAATCTAGAACCTTCCCTATTGACCACCTAACTAAGAAGACCCTGTAGTAGCCACTGTATGTGATTTTAAATGCCTTATCTAAGGAGAACAAAATGGCATTTCCTACCGCATCTGGTTACGGGAATCTTCCTAACGGTAACTTTTCTCCCGTAATCTATAGCAAGCAAGTTCAACTTGCTTTCCGTAAGTCTTCGATTGCCGAAGCTATCACAAACAACGATTACTTCGGTGAGATCGCCAACTTTGGCGACTCGGTGAAGATCATCAAAGAACCTGAAATCACAGTTAAGTCTTACAATCGTGGCACACAGATCACGGCTCAAGACCTTGACGATGAGGATTTCAGCCTTGTTGTTGATCAAGGTAACTACTTTGCTTTCAAAGTGGATGACATTGAAGCTGCTCACTCGCATGTGAACTTCATGTCGTTGGCTACTGACCGTGCTGCTTATCGCTTGCGCGACCAGTATGACCAAGACGTTCTCGGCTACCTGTCGGGCTGGAAACAGTCTGCCAAAGGCGCTGTTGCTGACACTGCTCGTACAGCTGCTGCTGGCACGAAGTCGGTTGATACCGCCGGTGCTGACGAACTGTTGGCTACGATGAAGCTCAAGAAGGGCGACTTTGGTAACATCACCACCGGTTCGGCTGGTGACCATTCGATTCCTTTGGCTGCTCGTCTGCCGGGTGCTACTGCTCTGCCAACAGGCACGGCTTCGCCTCTGATGGTTGTGGCTCGTATGTCGCGTCTGTTGGATCAACAATTTGTTGACACCAATGGTCGTTGGCTGGTGGTTGATCCCGTCTTCATGGAACTCCTGAAGGACGAGGACAGCCGCTTGTTGAACGGCGACTTCGGTGGCTCTGGTATGCAAAACGGCTTGGTGGTGAACAACCTGCATGGCTTCAAGGTCTATGTGTCGAACAACTTGCCAGCTATTGGTGGTGGCGCTGGCACAACTGGTTCTGCTAACCAAAACACCGACTACGGCATTATCGTTGCCGGTCATGAGTCGGCTGTTGCTACGGCTGAGCAGATCACCAAGACAGAGAGCTATCGTGATCCCGACAGCTTTGCTGACATTGTTCGTGGTATGCACCTGTATGGTCGCAAGATCCTTCGTCCCGAAGCTATTGTGACAGCTAAGTACAACGCTGCGTAATTGTGGGGGAGTAACTCTCCCCCTTTTTGAAAGGAATTTTAAATGGCTACTGTAACTACTCTTTCTAGAGCAGCTGGTGGTGCTAGCAATCCGGGTCGCAAGGTGTACATGGTCGAGAAAGAAATCGACTTTGCTGCCGCTGCTACCGCTAAGGGTTCGGCTCTTGCCGCTGCTGATGTGATCGAAGCAATTTCGGTTGGTGCTGGCACTGTTGTGCTCAACGCTGGTATCGAAGTCATGGCTACCCCCGCTGGTGGCACTGGCACGGTTCTGGACTTGGGTGTGACGGGTGTGGACGCTGATGTGTTTGTTGATGGCTTTGCTTTTGACAGCGCAACCGCTGGCGACTATGCTCAAAACGCTGCTGCTTTCCAGCCTGTGGTGCTCGGTACTGCTGACACCGTTGACGTTTTGGTGCAAGCTGCCACTACCGTTTCTACCTCTGGTAAGATCCGTGTATGGGCTTTGCTGATGAGCGTTGGCGAAATCGGTACTACCGAAGCCAATGAAGTTGACCGCGATCAATTGGCTTAATTGATCTAGGGGCAGTCGCGTTAGCGTGGCTGCTCCTTTTACTATTATTGGAAAAATAATATGGCTATTACAACTGCAATGTGCAACAGCTTTAAGCAAGAGCTTTTAGGCGGTGTGCATGATTTGGACACAGACTCAATTAAGCTTGCTCTTATCAAAGCCACCCCTACTGGTACATATAATGCTTCCACTACAAACTATTCCGATGTAACAGGCAACTCTGATGAGGCTTCTGGAACAGGCTATAGTGCTGGCGGTCAAGTATTGGATGGTGCTACTATCAGCCTTGATAGTTCTACAGCTATCCTTGACTTTACTGATGAAGTATTTAGCAATGTAACAGTGTCTACTGATGGATGTATTATTTATAATGCATCACAAGGTAACAAAGCTATTTGTGTTATTGACTTTGGTGGAACTGTAAGTGCTACTGCTGGTGATCTAACTATTGAGTTTCCTGCTGCTGACGCTTCAAACGCAATTGTTCGTATTGCTTAGGAGTTAATCTTTGGCTGCTACTATTAATGCCGCTGTATATGGCTCGGGCGTTTATGGTACAGCCTTATATGGTCAGGTCATTATTTCAGACCCAGACCAAGCTACAGCAACTGGTTCAGTTAATTCTGTTTCAGTAAATGTAAAAGAGAAAATCTCAGGTGTTTCTGCTACAGGTGCTGTTACAGCGGTAGCAATAAATGGTTTTGAGATTGATGTATCAGAAGCACTGAATAGTGTTTCGGCTACTGGCTCTGTCTCTGCTGTATCTGTTAATGTTATTGAGAAGATAGCTGGAGTTTCTTCTACAATAACTACAGGTACACCAGATGTTTACTCAGTAAACAGAATATCTATATCAGGTGTATCTGCAACAAGTTCTGTCGGAACTGTTACAGTTAATGTAGATGAAAAAGTAGATGCAGTCTCTGCAACTACTTATGCAGGTTCTTTAACACTACACACTACTGCTGGGATAACAAGTGTTGGATTAACAGCTTCTGCTGGCACTTTAATTCCACACTTCTCAGACACTGTTTCTTTAACTGGCGTCCATGCTTTTGGCTTACTAAATGGAGTTAGTTTTGGTCAGTTTGAGATAGACGTTGTAGAGAAGCTAGATAGTGTTAGTTCAACTGGATCAATTGGTACAGTTGTTAGCACAGGGACAGCAAGTGTTGTTCCTTCTGGTGTATCTGCAACAGGCTCAATAAAAGAAGTATCTATATCTGGTTTTGAGATAGATATATCTGAAAAATTAGATAGTGTTGCAGCTAGTGTTGTTACGAATAGTTTAACTATTCAGATAAAAGAAAAGGTAAATAGTGTAAGTTCTACAGGTTCTGTAGGAACAGCTATAGTAAATCTATCTACAAAGATAGTTAGTGCTGGTCTAACAGGATATGTAAAAGAAGTATCTTTTAATACTTTAGAGATAGATGTCTCTGAAAAAATATTACAAGGTGTTTTAGTTTCTTCTTCTGTTGGTTCAATCAGATCAAATATTGCATTCCCGTTAGCTTCTGTTGAGGCAACGATTAATACAGGAACAATGGGAACAACTGCTGTTGTTTTTGACTTTGAAGCAGTAAGAGAAAACTATAGTAGAGAAAGAACTGCATACATAGCAAGAGTTATCTGATGAGTACAAGTGCTGAGAGAAGAGTGATCATTCCGTTTGAAAACAGAACAGTCTATGTAGACAAGGCTGACAATGCTCAACGAACTGTTTATGCTACTTAGGAAATAATATGAGTCTTAGATGGGTTAATAAAGATCCTGACGAACAACTAGATTATAGTGTTGATTGGGCTAGATTTCTAAATAGCTTGGCTACCATTAGCTCTGTTGAGTGGTATGTAAAGAGCACTTCTTATACCACAAAAACTCTGTTAGCTTCTGGTCAAACATTAGCTACTGCTTCAAGCGGCGCTACATCTGACACTATTCAAAATGTGTCACAAACAAATACGAGTACTGTTGCCACACTAAATATTGGTGGGGGAGCAAATCATGAAGAGTATACTTTCTTTTGTAAGATGACTGATAGCTCTGGTAGCACAGCAGAAAGAAGTATAAAACTAAGAGTCAAGGAGAAGTAATGGCTTACGACTTTCTTGGTCTAGTAAATACAGTCAATAGGAAATTTAATGAGGTTGAACTAACAACCTCAAACTTTGCTACGGCTGCTGGTTTTTATGCTAGTGTTAAGGATGCTGTTAACGCTTCTTTAAGGGATATAAATCAAGCTCACTTTGAGTGGGGATTTAATCATGTCACTGAAGAAGAAACTTTGACAGCTGGAATGTCAAGATATTCTTTTCCTGCTGATTCTTCAACAATTGACTTTGACAGCTTCAGAATTAAAGAAGACGCTGCTCTAGGCAATAGTACAGAATCTTTGTCTTCAATGACATATGAAGAATACCTGAGTAATCATGTAGGACAAGAATACACAACAGATACAAGTAAGCGTGGTGTCCCTAAATTTATTGTTCAGGCTCCTTCTAGTGAATTTATTCTTGTACCTTCACCAGATCAAGCTTATACATTAATTTATGAATATTATAGAATACCTGTTGACCTTGATACTTCTAGTGATGTTCCTGCTGTACCAGAAAGATTTAAACATGTTGTGGTAGATGGTGCTATGTATCACGCCTACATGTTTAGAGGTAACGAACAGAGTGCTGTAATTGCAAAACAGAAGTTTGATGAAGGTTTGAAAAGAATGAGAACTATTCTTATTAATAGGTATAACTACATTAGATCTACCTTTATTCAACCTGCTGGTAGCAATATTTCTGGAGCAAGAGTTCTATAATGGCTGACGCTTGGCAGACCTACGCTTTTGAATTTCAGGGTGGCTTAGTATCTAATCTGTCTCCTCTACAGCAAGGTATTAAAGCTCCGGGTTCTGCCCGAGTCCTGAAAAACTTTGAGCCATCTATTGAGGGTGGATACAGAAGAGTGCAAGGGTTTGAGAAATATGACACCAATACTGTCCCTTTGCATTCTGATGTAAAGGTTCAGGGTAGTGGTCAAAGTGGAACAACTCTTGTTTTAGCTAACATGAGGAGTACACCGGCTTCTGGTGATTCCTTTACAATAGCAGGGGTGACTGGGACATATACTGTCACTACTGGTGGTTTTACTTGGGATAGTGCTACAAAAGTAGCAACATTAACTTTAACTTCTTCATTAGCTAGCAGTCCAGCAGATAAAGCTGCGGTTACATTTACAAACACCAGCGATGTTATTACTGGTGTTTCTACATGGAACGGTACAACCATTGCTTGTAGAAATAATGAATTATATGAAAGTACTGGTTCTGGGTTTACTAAAATAAGCACACCATCTTATGGCACTGTTTTAGTAAATGGTGGAAGTCAGACAGGTGGATCGTTAGCTGTTGATGGTTTAACTGGTACACCAAGAGTTGGTGACACATTTTATGTTGCTGGTATTGAGAAGGTGTATACAATTACTTCCGCAGTATCTGTAACGTCTGGTGCTGCTACATTGTCTATAAGTCCTAATTTAGCAAGTAGTCCAGCAGATAATGCTGCAATTACTTTCTTAAGCACCAACTGTGATGTCACAGGTAAAAATAAGTTTGAGAAGTATCGGATTGGTTCGACAGAAAAAATTGTAGGAATAAACAATAATACTTATCCTTTTATCTATGACGGAACGACTTTTTATGTTATAACTGATACTACAGACATAGAAGCTGCTACTGACGTTGTATGGTTTAAGAATCAGTTATTCTTTGCTAAAGGTGACAAATTAATATTTACTGCACCATACACAGACACAGATTTTAATGTGGCAAATGGTAGTGGTGTAATGAGTGTCGGCGGTGAGATTACTGGTTTAAAAGTATTTAGAGAACAGCTAATCATATTTACAGAACAAAATATTAGTAGGCTTGTTGGTAATACGCTGGCTGACTTTGTTCTTCAACCTATAACAACCAACATTGGATGTGTATCTGTTAATACGATTCAGGAGATCGGTGGTGACTTAATTTTCTTAGGACCAGATGGTTTAAGATTGTTGAGTGCTACGGATAGAATTGGTGACTTTAACTTAGCAGTTGTATCAAAGCCAATTCAAAGAGAGATGACTGATTTAATCTCTGCTGCTGATAGTTTTTGTAGTTTGGTTATAAGAAAGAAAAGTCAGTATAGAATTTTTGCATATGAAGCTGCCTCAACTGTTGATAACTCTTTGGGTATCTTAGGTACTCAACTTATTGGAGCAGATACTGCTGGTATTGCTTGGGCAGAACTTATTGGTATAAAAGCGTTTGTTGCAGACAGTGATTACTATAATAATATAGAAACTGTTTTGTTCGCCCATAATGATGGGTATGTGTACAAAATGGAAAGTGGTAATGACTTTGGTGGTTCTAATGTATTAGCTACCTTTTCAACTCCCTTTGTACCTTTCAACGACCCAAGAATTAGAAAGACATTTTACAAACTACAACTATACACAGATCCAGAAGGATCAGTAGTGACAGACGTAAACTTAAAGTTAGACTTTGACGATGCAGCTACAATTCAACCTAACACCATATCTTTAAATAATGATACTGAAGATGTTAGTTTTTATGGTACAGCATTAGCTGTATATGGTGACTCTATCTATGGTGATAAACTTAAAAAAATATTTGAAACACAGATGATAGGTAGTGGTTTTTCTGCTTCTTTGCAGTTTGTAAGTGATAGTGCTTCACCGCCTTTCAGTTTAGACGCTGCAACTATAGAATATTCTATTCATGATAGGCGCTAAGGAAGGATAATAACGTGGCAGGTTATACAAGAAACGATACCTCTAACAACATTGCTGATGGCAACGTAATTAACGCCGCTGACTTTGATGGCGAATACGATGCTATCGAAGGAGCATTTCATGCGTCTACTGGTCACACCCATGATGGAACAGCCGCTGAAGGCGCTCCCATTACAAAGGTTGGACCGGCTCAAGATGTTGTAGTTAGTACTACTTCTGTTCTACCAAAGACAGATAATACTTTAGATCTTGGTAGTAGTCTAAAAGAATTTAAAGATCTATACATTGATGGCACAGCTAACATTGATTCTTTGGTGGCTGACAGCGCCGACATCAATGCTGGTACTATTGACAACACCACGATTGGTGGCACAACAGCGGCTGCTGGTTCTTTCACCACAGCTACAGCAACTACAGGTAATATTACAAATGTCAATGCAACTACGGTTGACACAACAAATTTAGAAGTAACTAATTTAAAAGCTAAGGACGGAACCTCTGCTGGTTCTATTGCTAATACTAGCGGTATAGTAACCCTAGCCAGTTCTGTTCTTACAACCACAGATATTAATGGAGGCACAATTGATGGTGCAACCATTGCAACTTCAGATATTACTGTTGGTACGGGTAAGACATTAAATGTTTCTGGTGGAACTTTAACACTGGCTGACAATCAGATTAGTGGTGACAAAGTAGAAGGTGGTACAATTAATGCCACCACTATTAATACACTTACTTCTACCACAGGCAACATTACAAATGTAAATGCCACAACAGTAGATTCTACTAACTTAGAAGTAACTAACCTTAAAGCCAAAGATGGCACTGCTGCTGGCTCCATTGCAGATAGCTCAGGCGTTGTTACTCTTGCAAGCTCAGTGTTGACCACTACAGACATTAATGGTGGTACTATTGATGGTACAACAATTGGTGGAACAACTGCTGCTGCTGGTACATTTACTTCGTTGACTACCAGTGGTAATGCTACAATCGGCGGTGACTTAACTGTTTCTGGTACGACAACCACAGTTAATACAGAGACAATTAACTTAGCAGACAATACTATCTTGCTCAATAGCAACGAGACAGGAACACCTACTCAAGATAGTGGTATTGAAATTGAGCGAGGAACTTCTGCAAACAAAACATTTGTCTGGGATGAAACAAACGACAAGTGGACTGTCGGCTCTGAAACTCTTGTTGCTGGTACATTTGAAGGTGACTTGACTGGTGACGTAACAGGAAATGCTGATACGGCTACTACAGCAACAAACGCAACAAATGTTGCCCTGACAAACACAAGCACAGCAGCTAATTTTTATATACCTTTTGCTAGTGGAAATACCACAGGGAATTATGCGTTAGGTGTAGATTCGGGGTTGCGTTACGACCCCAACAGTAGTGTTTTAACTGTAGATGGGAATGCTGTTCTTTATGGTCTATTTGTAACTGATTTCATTGATTTACGCGATGATGACGTTCTTCGTTTTGGTAATATAGATGACGCCAAAATGTTCTACGATGGTGTCAACAACACCTTTGAAATGGAGCTTGAGTCGGCAGCTACAAGTTTCATCATCACCGACAACGGCACTACACGCTTTACCTTTAATAAGTCTACAGGAGATCTTACCGCTACCGGTGATGTTAATGCGGTTGATGGGACATTTAGCGGGAACGTAACAGGCGCAAACTTAAACATCAGTAACTGGGATACTGCTTATGGCTGGGGCGACCATAGTAGTGGTGGTTATCTTACTTCTACCACTGGTGTACAAAAGACAAGCTCTACTGGTTCCGGTGCTTTGCCTAGTGGAACCACAGCGCAACGTGATGGTTCACCTTCTGCTGGTTATATTCGTTTTAATAGTACAGAAGGTAGTTTTGAAGGTTATAATGGCAGTGCTTGGGGTTCTATTGGTGGCGGGGCTACTGGTGCTGGTGGTGATGCTGTGTTCTATGAGAACGATCAAACTATTACAACTAGCTATTCTATTACCAGCGGAAGAAATGCGATGTCTACTGGACCCATCACAGTTAACAGTGGCGCATCAGTAACGGTTCCTAGTGGTAGCCGTTGGGTTGTTTTGTAAGGAATAAATATGGCAGTAGTAATTAATGGAACAGGTTACATTACTGGCTCTGCTGGTGTTGGCACGGGTGGTAGCGGGCAGAGTGTGTTCTTTGAAAGCAGTAAGACGGTGGACTATGACTACACCATCACGACCGACTATAACGCCTTCTCTGCTGGTCCTATCACCATCAGCACAGGTGTAACGGTAACTGTGCCTAGTGGCTCTGAGTGGAGTGTGGTATGAGTACATTACGGGTTGATAATTATTTAGATAGAACAGGAACCTATCGCTCGGCTGGGCGTGTGTTGCAGGTGGTGAGTGCCACAACTACATTAAGTACAACTACTTCATCAACATCATATGTTGCAGTCGACGGATTAACAGCATCTATTACACCAATCTCTGTTTCAAGTAAAGTTTTGGTTTTTGTTAACTCTACAATATACACTTCTGCCGCAAGCGTAGAAGCAGCTCTTACTATTTATAGAAGTGGTTCAGATTTATCAACTGGTGCTGGCTTTACAGATGCATATCAAGGTGGCAATGATTTGATTGTGCCAATGTCAATGATGTACTTAGATTCGCCAGCATCAGCAGCAAGCGTAACTTATGAAGTTTACTTTAAAAGAACGCAAGGGGCGACTAGCATTGTCGTAAATAATAGAAATGTTATAAGTTCTATTATCCTCATGGAGATTGCCGCATGAACAAAGCAGACGCCCTTCAATCTCTACGCCCCGGTGCTGAGTGGGTATTGCGTGGTGATGACCTAGAGTGGCTTGACACCAACCAAGCCCAACCAACCGATGCTGAAATCGCGGCAGAGGTGGCTCGCCTAGAAGCAGACTACGCTGCCAAGCAATACCAGCGCGACCGCGTAGCAGCCTACCCGTCCATCCCTGACCAGCTAGACCAAATCTACCACGAGGGCATTGACGCTTGGAAAGCGACCATTGCTGCCGTTAAACAGGAGTATCCGAAGCCATGAGCACATTAAAGGTTGATACAATCAAAGATACCAGTGGGGTAGAGGTTTACACGGCTAAGGCTTGGGTTAACTTTGACGGCACGGGCACTGTGGCTATTCGTGCGGCAGGGAATGTTAGCTCTATTACCGATAATGGCTCTGGTGATTACACGGTTAACTTTACAACTGCGATGCCTGATGTTAATTACACTGTCTGCGGTAGCGCAGGTTACGGTGCTGGTGGGAGTGGTAGATATATGTCAGCACCAACAACAAATGGGTTCACAGCGGATTTTCTTACTACTTCTGTTCGGGTAAATTCCGTTTACAACTACAATAACCCACAGGACGTTGAAGTGGTCAACGTCGCCATCTTCCGCTAAAGGACAACCATGAGTAAACTAAAAGTAACAACGATTGCCAACGTAGCCGATAGCGAAAGCACAGATGTAACCAACGTCATCAATGGTTCTGCTAAGGCGTGGGTTAACTTTAACGGGACGGGTACGGTTGCTATTCGACAGAGCTTTAATGTGAGTTCAATCACGGATAGAGGAACCGGGTTCTATGAAGTTAACTTTACCAACCCAATGACCGATTCTAATTATGCGTTTGGTGGATGCGCTGGAGATAATTCAAACACATTTGTTGGAGCTAATGCTGTTACGTCAGCTAGTTTGTTCTCCATTTATGTTCGCAACACTTCTAATAGTGTAACAGATGAAGAATATATTTCTTGTTACTTTTTCCACTAACCTATCAATTCACTTAAGGAAATCACAATGGAAAACAAACGAATTATTTACCCAAACGATGAGGGCGGTGTATCCGTAGTGGTTCCCGCACCCGGTGCAACTCAAGAGCAAGTGCTAAAAGCAGTGCCAGCAGGTAAGCCCTATAAGATTGTGGATGTAGCTGATGTGCCGTCTGATCGCACGTTCCGTAACGCATGGGAGTATCAAGCATGATTGTAGTTAACCTAACCAAAGCAAAGGGCATTGCCCACGATAAGCGCCGCGCCAAGCGTACTGAAGAATTTGCTCCTCATGATGAAGTAATCATGAAGCAGATTCCCGGTGCTGATGCTGATGCAGCTGAAGCAGCACGGGCAGCTATTCGTACCAAGTATGCCAATGTTCAAACAAACATTGACAACGCTGCTGACGTAGATTCTCTGAAGACTATTGTTGAAGGAATGTAAATGAGTAAGGTTGTCATACAAGGGGACACTAACGGCACTGGCGTCTTTACTCTAGCGTCCCCTAACTCAAACACCGACAGGACGTTGACGCTGCCTGATGAGGCGGGGACGGTTGATACATTGCAGCGCGCTGGTAATGTGTTGCAGGTGGTGCAAAACAACCAAACAATTGCTAGGTTTAGTACAACATCAACATCTTTTCAAGACACTGGGTTTTTTGTAAACATTACGCCTACTTCGTCTAGTAGTAAGATTCTAATATTAGCTAACGTAACGGTATTTGCTTCAGGCACTTACATCCATACGACGATTTATAGAGACTCTACTGATTTGTCAGACTGGACTAATGAAGGTTTTATTCTTGGAGGAAATACATACTGGTCCGAAAACTCTTTAAAATATCTTGATTCACCAACTACTACGTCACAGATTACCTATAAAATATACGCAAGATGTAATACTTCTGGTACAGTGTATGTTGGGCGTAATGCGGGAACAGGAACAAACTGCCAAGTAACAATACAAGCTATGGAGATTGCAGGATGATGATTGAAGAAGCAATTTACCAACTCAACCCATCGGTGGTAACAATCCGTGGTGACGTTGCTTACGATGCTGATGGCAACGAGGTATCCTATGACGCAGCAGCAGCTCAAGCCTTAGTGGATGCCAGCGCCTACAAAGAGCAACGCGCAGCAGAGTACCCCGCCATTGGTGACCAACTAGACGCCTTGTTTCACGCTGGTGTGTTCCCTGCTGACATGGCTGCAACTATTCAGGCGGTCAAAGACAAGTATCCGAAGGAGTCAGCATGAGCACCATAGCAGTTAACGCCATCACAGATGCCAGCGGCGGCAACACGGCAAGCATCAACGGGGCAACGCCGACCACCGACAACACGATGGGTCGCAATCGCATCATCAACGGAGATATGCGGATTGACCAAAGGAACGCTGGGGCGAGTGTTACTATGGGTAGCGGTGGAGCATTTCCTGTTGATAGATGGTTTGCTGTTGAGGATACCGATGGAGCAATGACCGCAGAACAGGTTGAGGACGCACCAACGGGATTTATAAATTCAGTAAAACTAACCACGACTACTGCTGATTCAAGTTTAACCACAACGCAGACTGCCCAGTTTATGCAAAACATTGAGGGGTTCAATGTTTATGACTTGGGATTTGGGTCTGCATCTGCAACAACTATCACGCTTTCTTTTTGGGTTAAATCAAGTTTGACCGGCACTATGGGCGGTTCTTTGCGAAACAATGATGCGAATCGCTCTTACCCATTTAGTTACACAATTTCTTCCGCAAACACATGGGAGAAAAAATCTGTAACTATTGCTGGAGATACAAGCGGAACTTGGCTTACAAACAATAGCATTGGAATAAGACTTGTATTTAGTCTTGGTTGTGGACCAAGTCGTTTAGGAACTGCTGGCGCATGGAACGCTAACAATAATACGGGACCTACTGGGGAAGTCCCTGTCATTGGCACTCTCAACGCAACTTGGTACATAACAGGCGTCCAGCTTGAAGCAGGCAGCGTAGCCACCAGTTTTGAACGCGTTGATTATGGCGAGATGCTCCGCAGGTGTCAGCGTTATTACTGGAAATTTGATTATTCTGGTTCAGGTTATGGTTGGGCGTTAAGTGCGTTTAGAAGTGATACTGCAACAGTAAAACAAGCAAACATTCCTCACCCTGTCAGAATGAGAAGCACTCCAACAGTAGTATTAACAAGTAGTAGCGGAACAGTGGGCACTATTGGAATTAATACAGATAATTCAGTTGCATCAGTTTCAGGTGTTAGCACAACTGGTGGTGCTTATGTAGGCTCTTTTACAGCATACGCGGAGTTATAAATGTATAAACAACTACCAGTAATTGAAGATATGCAGCCAATGGCAATCAAACGCCTGTCCGACAACGCCTTCATCCCCTTCGACCCCGCCAACACAGACTACCAAGCCTATCTTGAGTGGCTGGCAGAGGGCAACACGCCCGAACCGGCTGACGAGGTGTAGACATGCCGGGAGAGGTACAACTATCAGA